TATTATGATTCAGTTGGTATATACCATTAAAACCAGTCTTCATTAAAAAATATAACGTTGCTGCCTCTTCACTCTTACTCCATTTCTCATAATCATAGGCATGTTCTTGCCTTATTTCATAATATAACTTCTTTCTATCTTCTTTTTGAAGAGGAATGTACTTACTTTCCAGTTCAATCAGTCTTTTTAAGAAAATATCATAATCATTCTTAATACTCTGATAGATATTCATTACATCAGAGTTTATATCGTTAATATAGACATTCTTGGGTTGATAGTTAGTCATCACATAGATGAACATCGCACCACCACCCATGAATGGTTCATAATAATCAGTAAAATCAGCAGGTATATAAGGTAGATAGTGTTTGATTACCTTATTTTTACCTCCTGCCCACATATAAAGAGGTTTCATTTAGCTTGGTTTATAAAAGACTGCTTATAAGCAGCATAATAATCAACAACACCAGCACTTATAACATACTTTTCTACCCACTCATCAGCACATACGTATATTGCTTTATTATTATTCTCATGACCATACTTACTCATAAGAATCTTAAGTACTTCTTGTCTTAACTTTAGTTGTGCTGGAGAATACTTATCAGAAGTCGTCATATTGGCTTCCTTCCCCCAACCATTCCATGGAATATACTTCTGTATCCTCTTCAAGAGGGTCGATCCATTCTTGAAACTCTTTAAAAATCGCATAAGAATCATGAACACTATCTACATTTTTAGTATCTGTTAGGTTTTGTATTCTTTGGAGAGCCCAACTACGTGCTTCTGGTAAAGATGATTCAAGTCTTTGGTCTTCCATAATTTTTTCTCATGTACCTTCCTAGAATATTGCTATTATAGTAGAGATACTCTCCATTGTCAAGGGATTCACTTAAAACATTATTAAGAAATAACTGTTTTGTCTCTTCAAAGTTCACATCTCCTTTAGTCGTATGTAAACTCAATATTTCTCTATTGAAAAACTCTTTTCCATTCTTTTTTATCTCCTCTTTCAACTCTGGACAAGAACCATAATATTTTTTCCAGTCAGATTCTGATTTTACTTTACGTTTTTTTCCTTTAGGAGTTCTAAACTGCCAGAAGTATTTCCTCCCAATGTACTTACGGCCATTAAGTGTATTGGTAATACAATAAACAAACCCAAAACTGTCCCCAATGTCACGTGAGCTAAAGCTTTCATTGTTGTATATCCAAGGGTATTCATAATCCATTAAAAATATATAAGTCTGTCTTATATATCCTCTAACGGCGACAAACCTATTCTACTTATATTTCTAGTCCTTGTCAAGGGCTTTATTTTATTGATTGATAATATTCTCTATTTCATCAGAAGAAAACTTCCCAGATGCTTCTAACTCCTTCTTTAAATCCAAATGTCCTGTACCTGCTTCATAGGGTTCTGGAGGCGTTTCAGGAGTCTCTGAAGGGGGTTCTTCCTCTTTATTCACAATCCCCTGCCATACATCATATACACCCTGCATTTCTTTAGGAGTCAGATTCGAATTCATAATACTATTATTTTATGTAAAAATATTTATACTAAAAAAGGGAGGCATTTAGCCTCCCGCATAATCATCCCAGTTCTCACAGGGTTCTTCTCTATATGCCTCTATACAATCTTCTAAACTATAGTTTAAATCCTGAGAAGGAGTCCTTGGTAACGTCCTGTTTGATTCCTCCGACAATATAGGATTCGACTTCGGTTTCTTGTGGGGCAACTTGGAGTCCTTTTGAGGAAATCCAATGCTCTGTCCAAGGTAATGGGTTATTCTTTGCAGGAATGTCATAGATTGGTTTAACTCCGATTGACTTCATTCTACGATTGGCAATCCACTCAACATACTGATACAATAATTTATCATTCAACCCAATCATAGTTCCATGCTTAAACAAATATTCAGCCCACTTCTTCTCTTCATCTACAGTATCCTTGAATGCTTGAATCAACCAAGGTTCTTCTTCCTTGACTATATCAATCATATCAGGATCATCACCCTTTCTCCAGTTATTTAATATGTTTTGGGTGATGGCAAGATGTTGGTTCTCATCTCTGGCAATGAGGGATATGATCTTAGCAGACCCCTCCATAAGTTTGAGCTCACCGAAAGCAAAAGAACAAGCAAAACTGACATAGAAACGAATCCCTTCAAGAATGTTAACATTAGCAACTGCCCTATATAAATGTCTTTTAAGATCTCTTAATGTCCACGTGGAGTTAGGATGGGTTCGCATATCATCCTTCCAAGCATTACTTTGATCATATTGATGAGCATAGTTAATAAAGTTATCATATGCTGCAGTAACACTATCAGCACGTTCTAAAATACGTTCATCTTTAAGAATAGTATCAAATACTTCCGCAGGATCTGAATAGACATTCTTTACAATATAAGTATATGACCGACTATGGATCATCTCCATCAGTTGCCATACATTCATACACCCTTCTAGTTCAGGAAGAGAGCAGTATGGGGCAAATGCCATACCAGGTGCTCTACCTTGAACACTATCAAGCATCGTTTGATACTTTAAGTTAGATGTAAAGATATGTTTTTGTTCTGGACGTAACTGTTGATAGTCACCTCTATCCTTTTGTAAGGAAACCTCTTCAGGTCTCCAAAAGTATCCTAACTGAGACTTAGTTAAGTTCTCAAATGCGGGATACTTGTAAGTATCATAACGTTGAACACCAAGAGGTTTGCCAAAAAACATTGGTTGCTTCTTGGTATCAACCTCTTCCGTATTAAATACGGTCATTCCTTGTATTTCAGATTGCACAACTTTCACAAACTTCCTCCTCAGAGTTCATAATATCATCAACTAGACCTTGTAGTTGGGTATGTCCTTGAATCCCAACACCACCTTCTTCTACATTATCATGCCATCCTATTGGATGTGCTGGTTCAACTTCATCATGTTTATTGTCATATGTATTCTGATAATAAGAAGTTTTCCAACCGTACTTATATGTAGTAAGTAAATCCTGTGCCATTACACTAGTAGGAACTTCAGAACCTTCGTAATGCTCTGGGTTATAAGACCAGTTTCCACTGATTGCTTGATCAAAGAACTTTTGCATAACTGCTACCACATTAATATACCCACTATTATTAGGCATATCCCAGAGTAACGTATAGTTATTCTTTAAAGTCCCATAAGATGGAACAATCTGCTTAAGAGGCCCTTTCTTTGATTTCTTAACGGACAAGTATCCTCTAGGTGGTTCGATTCCATTGGTTGCATTTGACACAACGGAACTGCTCTCCGATGGCATCTGTGCAGACAATGTTGAGTTCCTGATTCCATGTTCCAGTAACTCCTTCCGTAAACTTCCCCAATCAAATGATAGGTCATTTGGAACAATCTCATCTACGTCTTTCTTATATGTATCGATAGGAAGTATTCCTTGAGCATATTTTGTTCTATTAGAGTATGCACAAGCACCCTTTTCTTTCGCAAGATTAACTGAGGATTTAATGAGATAGTATTGGAATCCTTCAGTCAGATCATGAATCAACTTCCATGCCTCTGGATCATCGTATTTAACACCCTGCTTGGCAAGATAATGTGCTAAACCGATATATCCCACTCCAAGACTGCGACGTGCTCTAGTGGCAATCTCTGCTGCTCTGACGGGGTATCCCTGAAAATCAATGAGTTCATCAAGAGCCCTAACACTAAGATCACAGAGAACTTCAAGATCTGAGACATCTCTAATCTTTCCGATATTAACAGCACTGAGAATGCAGAGAGCAATTTCACCTTCTTTATCATCTATATGTTGGATAGGTTTAGTTGGTAATGTAATTTCTTGACACAAATTACTCATCTCTACCTTATCCATAAAGGATGAGTGAGAATTACAATGGTCAATATTCATAATGTATATTCTACCAGTCTCTGCTCTTTCTTTCAAGAGGTCTAGTATCAGTTCTTGGGCTGGTATAGTAGTTCTTGGGATTGATTCATCATTTTCATATTTAACATATAAGTCATCAAAGGTAGAGGTGCCAAAAGCATCGTACAAACCAGGCACGTCATGAGGACTGAATAAACTAACGTCCTCAC